CAGTTCCGCTGAATGCGCCATCTTCGTCGACCACGATTACGTGAACTTCGTCGCCCGATGCACCCTTTGATGTTGCGAAAGTTGAGGTTGATGGTGTGCCATCAAACTGTGTTTCGTATTCCCACCCGTCGAAATTCGCACCATCACAGATGCTAATCTTAAGCGAGTTACCAACAGTACCTGGATACTTAGCAGCAACTGGACCAACTGATCCTTCACCATTAGCATAAGATGCGTCATAAACATCTTGGTTATTAATTGCAACTGCTGTGCCAGAAGCAACAGCGTTTCTTGCTGCTGTGCCGACTGTGCGAACTAGTTGCAGGTTGTTGCCGTAACCAAGAAAGTTAGCAGCAGTGTGGAAGTGCACTGTAGTAGTGCTTGTTGGTTTACCAAACTCGCGGACGAGTTGGTTTTCTGACGAAACTGTTTGAATTTCGTTTACAGGTCCCCAGAGGAAGTAACCAACGTATCCACCAGCAGAACTTGAGACTGCTGGTACGACGTTAGTTAGATCCTTTTCAGTAACTAGGACTCCTGGCGATAATTGAAATGCCATTTTCTTCTCCTTGTGTAATAAAACTGACAAAAACCACTGTCTTTTTTGTTATAAACTTATTTATAATATGTCTACTTTACATCCATCCACGCTTGGTGGGTGTAGTATCAACAGACCATAAGTCTCCACTATCAACAAAAACTTCTTCTTCAGTGCCATTCATTATTATACCAAATGGTGTCAGTTCTTCTTCTATCTGTTTCATCTGACCATCATATAACTTTTTTCTAATGTCAATATCTGTCAGATCTGTGAAATATGTATTGCTGGTTACCCATGCAAACATAACTAAACTCATCACCAAGTCATCAAAATAACCTTCATCTGCCATCCAAGTTCCCATCTTTTCGATGAAGGTGGAGAACTCTGAGATGGTATCTGCATCAAAAATAAGTAACTTCTTTTCTTCCATCAGAGACTTGAGTGTGAAACAACCTTGCCTTTTAACTTGCTTAGTCATTCGAACACCCATTTGGGTTGCTCTACCAAATCCTGGAGAAAGATATTGTTTATTTGTATCTTTAGATGTTGTTAAAATATTATCATATTCTAATTCTGCATGTAAAATATCGGCGACTTGTTGACCGATATCGTTAATTTCAATCATTACATATGCATTATTAAAATCTCTTGCCACTTTGTTTACAATGTTAGGATATAACATCGGTGGTATTTTATTGTTGCGGTATTTAGCGACTAGTTTATAAGGAACAGAGGTAGCATCAACTACAGTAAATGCAGAATAATCACCACCTATACCTCTTGCAGTATCAACACCCATAACATAAGTATGCTCTGGGATCGGATCCTCGAAGATATCTAGACCATCCTTCATGTATATAGGGTCAATAGAACTCATCGCTCCAAGAGTATGTGCATTCACAAGGGTGTTGCTCGAACCAAGGAAATTACAGAGAACTTCTTGGTTGAATTTCAACTCGCCGAGCATCTTGAGTTGCTCTTCTGCCCACTCTTCATCACGCCCAGGAATTTCAGTGTATGGGATGAACATGGGTTTGAAACCATTGACACCTTTTTCTGCTTCATTCCAGAATTTCCAGAAGTGGTTATACCCCAGAGGTGTTGATGTCAATAGAATCTTGGTTGTTTGACCAGCAGAAATTGTAGGATAAACTGAGGCGAAGAACTGCTCGGCAACCGTGTTTGGAATAATCGCTGCTTCGTCGATATACAACCAGTTAACAGACTTACCACGAATACCAGAGGCAGTCGTAGCAGCAGTGAAGACCTTGGATCCGTTTTCTAATTCAACGTCGCCCTTGTTCCAAGTCTTTACACCCTGCTGCATCCAGAGAGGCAAGTTCTCGAACATACCTTGATAGCGATTCATGACTTCGCGTGCAGCAGAAGTCTTGTTCGCAAGAATAGCAACAGTTTTTGCATCTTGAAACAGTGTGTACCACAGGATACAAGCAGCAGATGTGATAGTCTTACCTTGCTGACGACCTTCCATGAGAATCGCTTTACGATTGTCTAGAATATGGTGGACTTTGCGCTTCTGGCAGTCATAGAGTTTGAATGGAATGAGACCTTCGTCGAGCGACACGATCATGCAATAATTCTCAATGAAGTAAATTGGATCTTCCTCGCACAACGCGAGTTCTGTCAATTGCTCCGGAGTAAAATTGTGTTTGTATCCAATCGGTTTTAAATTAATATTACCGTGATACGAGGATTCCTCAACTATCATGTTCTATAACTTTTGCTTTCTCTGCTTTCAATGCCTTGAGTAAATCTTGGGTGCTTCCAGAAAAGATGATATTATTCTGTGTATCTATTTGCTGAGATTTCTTGCTATCATCTTGAAGAACTTTTTTCTTTCTTGCCTGAAGATCCATAAGATCTTTAGCAGTATCGCCAGTTGTCTTGATCAGTTGCCCGACGACTTCATATGCACGAGGACTATCGCTTGCCAGAGCAACATTCAACATACCCTCTAATGCTCTTTGACTTGTGCCAATTAATTCATTGAGTTTATTGCGAGCAATATTGTAATCATCTTCAATGTCATTACCAGTGGATTCGATAACTGCCGGAACTGTAGTTGTAGTCGTAGTTGCTGGAAGAATCTCGACTTCAATGACTTCATCTTGTTCTGGGATCTTGGTTGTTTCAGTTCCAAAAAGATCGTCAAGATCTTGATAGTTACCCTTGTTCGTAGAATTCATCGAATTGCTCCACATAATCCCATTCATCCGTTACTGCAGCAGTATTTGGATTTGTTGTTACTTGATATTTTTGTTCATAATTAGGTTGTTCAATATCCGTATATGTATTCGCAATCGCAGTTCGGATAATTCCTTGCTGCTCGACTGGACCATATAGGTTCAACCCAAGTGTAAAGTTTAGCGTCCACACAATTGAACGTCTTTGCATGTAGTCACCAGCATAATCATCCTCATAATTGATAGAATCAAGAACTATCTGAAGATCTCTCTTGATACCCATCGAAGGAATGTCAGATACGGTGACGCAGAAGTCAGGATTGAAGAACGGAATTATTTGCTCGATAATCTGTAACCCATCATCTTGATTCTTTGCCATTGCATACATCGAAATGGTCATGTCGTATGGTGTGCTCGTAAATTGAGTGCGCAGCATGTTAGGGTCGTCACCCTGCCCAATTGCCACGTTCTTAGTTAGCAAGTTAATTTTTCTCGCAGGATTATATTGCAATCCTGTTATCTCAAACCCCATTCGCGGAAGAATAATTGCCGCTGCCTGTGTGGTGGTTGATGGGACTTCTGCGATACGAGCAAGAAACTTATTTTTTGGTGAATATGCCAAAGGAACACGAACAGATTGCACGACTTCTTGATCAGAATTGTATCTCTTAACAGAAATCTGATTGAAGATTGTGCCGAAAGCAATGATTGCTTTTCTGATGTGTTGGTGATAGAAGTGTTGACGTAAAAACATTATGCTCTTTTCTGTACCTCACCGAATGGATTGAATGCGGTGAAGTCTAGAATGCCTTCTGCTTCTACCTCGAATTCATCATTGTCTGATTGTGGATCTGTGTCTGCAGTTGCATATACTTCAAGAATAATTGAATCTTCGCTAGTGTTCAACACGAGATCGCCTGACTCTTGTAGCAGTTGGAATCTGTAAACATCTTGACTCGACTTGTCTGTTATCGAATCGATTTCTTCGATTCCTGTATCGATTCTTTCCGAACTGAATTCGAAGACATCACATTGCAGTTTGTAGGTGTAGATCTTGCCGAGTTGATAGAATGGGTTTAAGAAGTCAACATACTTGATCACAAAAAATGTTTTTGTTTTTGAGAAGTAAAGTAGATCGCCTTCTGCTGGTCTTCCTGGTAATTGTAGTGTTGCATTCTGAGCAACACCTTCTTCCCAGCGCCTCTTAGCAACTACGAACGTTGCCGAAGATCTAAACTCGAATCCGAACTTAGTAAACAGTTCGCCTTCACCTTCGAAACCTTGAACGTTTTCAAGATACATTTCGAGAGGATATGCTTGATCAAAATACTGAAGTGCATCTTCACCTAGGATACCGTCGAGATTGCCAGTTTGTCTCGGAAGATAATAAACATCGTGCCCGTAGATCTTCAAACTTTCAATGACAAGATCTTCCACCAAACGCTGTTCGTTTGTGGTTCCAGAAGTATTTCCTGATTGAAAGTAGAAGTTCGTTGGCATGTCTTATCCAACCATGAAATCGACAGGCAACTCTGACTTCAATTGCATTTCGTTTTCGATCAATGTTATTTCTTCAACTGCTTCTTCGTAGATCTCTCTGCCGTTTAGAATGACACCTCCTGGAAGTTGGATTCCACCAAACTTCTTCATGTTCTCACCCCATTGACGTTTGATCAATGCAGTAGAATAACGTTTTAGGAACATGTCATCATAGACTTGTGTGTATGTTGAAGGATCTAGGATGCGATAGCATTCGATGACAATGAAGTCATCAGGATTTAATACTTCTTCCCAATTCATGTCAATATACATCTTATCCATCTTACGATTGTATTTGAATGATCGATCACCGACAAGAAGCATGTCAAGCATTGATAGATGCTGTTGAACTTGTGTGTAGTAAACCATGTCAGCGGACAGCAAGTTATACATGTCATTAAGACGGAACTGATAGATGAGATCGAACATGTTGTTGCGATTGTTCATACCAGAACTTGGACCATTGACTGGCAGAACACGGATAACACCGATTACCGAATCTGGAAGAGGAAGATACCCGTTTTGAATATCTCCTGGAGTGTAGAAACTTGTGGATGCGATTGCTCTGCTGAATCCTGAGATAGATCCTGTTACAGTTTCGCCTGCTGTGAAAGCACCCTTTACGTTGGTTACTCTTGCAGTTGTTCCAGATAACGTGTATAAGATACATGTTGCACCCGAAGTATTACCGACCAGCATCTCGTTGTTTTCGAATGATGGTGCAGATAATCCTGAGAATTTTAATTCTGCCGTAGTAACTTTGTGGGTGAGATATAGTCGCTCGACGCCATCAAAGTGATACTCTTGGAAATACTGTAGTGCGTCGTCGATGCGATCTTCTACTTGATCATCGTCCACATTAATTTCAATTACTGGAAACCCGAGTCTGCGGAGACAGTAATCTATTAAACCTTGTCTTGAAGAAATTGCCATATCTTGTCCTCTTTGGGACTATTTATAATGCACCCATGTCATACACTGTAGGATCTATTCCTGCGAGATCGCCCAGATCGATTGTTCCTGGGATAGTAAAGAAATCTGGATTATATCCACCAACTTCGATAATACTACCATCAGTTTTCTTCGAGTATAACGTACCATCTGCAAGATTGACTGCGAGTTCCCCGACAGCAATATCACTTACTGTCGGAATTGCACCCGAAGTTTCACTTCTTTTTAGTTGAACGACTGTTGGCATATTAGTTTAATAGCGTCCCTGCTGCGTTGTAAACATTAATGCGGAAATATGCACTTGAGTTACCGTCGAGGAGATCTGCGTCAAGTCCTGATCCAGCACCATCGACTGTTTTAATTTTAGTAAGAATATCTGCTGCAGTATAATCTGCTGCTGGCAGAGCATTATCTGCTTTAGTTCCTTGGGCAGCAGTAGCATAGGCAGTGGCAGCGGTAGTTGCCGCTGTTCCCAGACCCAAAGTAGTTCTGGCGGTTGCTGCATCAGCATCGTCAACAAGAGTTAACCCAAAGACACTAACACTCGCCGATGGTAAGGCAGCGTCTGCTTTAGTTCCTTGTGCCGCAGTAGCATATGCAGAAGATGCTGTTGTCGCGGCGGTGCCAAGACCCAGTGTTGTTCTGGCAGCAGCAGCATCGGCGTCGTCGATTAAGGATCCACCAAAAACACTTACGTTTGCTGCTGGGAGAGCATTATCTGCTTTAGTTCCTTGCGCCGCTGTAGCGTAAGCAGTCGCAGCAGTAGTTGCTGCAGTACCTAGTCCGAGAGTAGTTCTGGCAGAAGCAGCGTCGGCATCGTCGACTAGAGTCAAACCAAAGGCACTAACAGCGGAAGAATTTAACTTAGTTCCAATGCTGGTAGTAATAGTGGTCGAGAAGTTAGCATCATCGCCAAGTGCTGCGGCGAGTTCGTTTAGTGTGTTTAATGCTTCGGGTGCGGTATCAATTACGTTGGCAACTGCAGTTGTTGCTGCATTGTCAGCATAAGTTTTAGTTGCAATAGTCGAGTCGACCGCAACTGAACCATTGGTGATTGTGATTCCAGTTCCAGCGCTGAAGTGAGCGCGAACATCAGATGCACTTGGACCAGTGAAAGTTAGAACACCAGTAGAGTTATTATACGAAAGAGATCCATCACCACCAGAGTCAGTTACGGAAATGGCACCTCTTGCTAGTGCATCCGTATATTGGGTAATGGTAGATGAAATTGCACCATTGGTAATACTAATGCCTGTGCTGGCGCTGAAGTGTGCTCTAACATCCGCCGCTGATGGACCAGTAAAGGTAAATACGCCAGTCGAACTATTGTATGCCAGTGAACCGTCGCCGCCAGAATCTGTTACCGATACTGCGCCTCTTGCTCTAGCATTTGTGAAGTAGAGGTTTGTTGAACCTTCTGTAATCTCGTCCGTGTTATCCGCTGTAGCAAGTTGCGATGTAACATACGCTTCGGTTGCCAGAGGTTTACCACCAGCGGTGGTACCATCATGAACAACTACGGTATCTTTTGTTGTGTCGACGGTAACTTCACCAACAGCACCAGTAAAGGTAGAGTGTTGAGTAGTAGTCCCTCTTCTAAGTTGTAAAATCGTTGCCATTTTTATCTCCTATTACCACCCTATTTAGGTATATGTTCCACCATCTAGAATGGCACCGTCGTCAATATTATCCAAAGATGTTTTTAGAAGTTCGTGACCGCCAGCAGTCGATCCGTCATGCACTCTCACTGACCAGTTAGTTGTGTCAACTGTTATTTCTGCCTCTGCGCCAGTAAATGCTTGGTGTTGAGTAGAAGTACCTCTTCTAAGTTTTACTCTGGCTGCCATGATTATAGACTCCCATAATCGATTGAGTTGTACTCAAAAACATCGTCGGTAATTAGACCGTAATCTAAATCTGCGTTTTGATTTAGGCGAACGACTGCGACGCCTGGAGTCGTTGTCGTGTCAACGACGAAATCTCCGAAGATGGTGTCTGCGAATGAAATGGTTGCCACTCCTGTGTTCGCACCACCATCATTTACTGCGACTCCACCAAGACTAACAACTGTTCCGTCAGTCTTTTTCGAGAAGATTTTATTATCTACTAAATTGACCGCAAGTTCGCCTACCGCGAGATCGCTAGATGTAGGTTCTGCGCCTGTAGTTTCGCTACGTTTTATTTGGACTATTGTCGACATCTAACGCTCCGTTCTGGTTCCGTTCTGCGTCATCAATAACATATGGTTCATCGGTCTCATCAGTGTATTTGTAATCAGATTTCAAAGTGCCGTCTAATCCCATATATTCCGACTTAGGAACAGGTATATTCTGTATGTCTTCGAGCATTTGAATTTTGCGCAACAACTCGTTGTTATTTTCATTTGCCATCGTAAGTTGTGTATTCAACATGATGTTATCAAGTGTCAACGCTTTCAATCGTTCTGCAAGATTGGCAATATACGAGTTAATAAATTTTGTTTGGTCCATTATGTATCTCCAAGAATGTGGGGTGGGATTGTCCCACCCCATTTCAGTTATTTATTAGTATGTTCCACCGTCGATATTACCGAACGAAGGAGCAACACCTGAACCACCAGATGTTAGGACTTGACCTGCCGTACCAACTGCAGTTGCTTGGATGCCGCTTGTACCGTTACCGAACAGAACACCGTTAGCAGTCAGAGTTGTTACACCAGTACCACCGTCGCCAACTGCGATTGCAGATGAAAGACCCGAAACTGTTCCACCTGAGAGCGAACCTTCGAGGTTAGCAACAAGAGTAGCAACAGTATAACCAGTCGCGCCTGTGTTAACAGTTGTAGTTGGAGCAGATTGTGAATCCTTAAAGATTTTCCACTTACCGTCTGAAGCATCGCGGAAGATACCTGAGTAAAGGTCTTGCGAACCGCTGGTGTCATACATACCGAAGATACCAAGGTCAACTGCGTCGGTTGCATTGTTGTCATTACCAACGAATACGAGAGGATCGGTAACAGTCAGAGTTGTCGAGTTAACAGTAGTTGTTGTTCCCGAAACTGTCAGGTTTCCTGCAACAGTAACGTTTGCACCTGACATTGTTAGGGCAGTTACGCCAGCAGAGTCCTTGATTGTGTTGGTCGAAACGCTTCCGAAGTCAACATCAGCAGTTGTTCCTACGTCTTGACCAATACCGATTGTTACTGAACCAGAAGAAACCGAAGTTGAAACACCTGTTCCGCCTGTGAATGCAAGAGTTTCGGTAGCAAGCGAGATTGTATCCGTGCCAGTGTCTGCCGAAATATCAAGATCAGTTGAAATTGATTCGTAACTAGCAGCAGTCAGACGACCTTGTGCGTCAACTGTGAAAGTTGGGATTTGAGTTGAAGAACCATACGAACCAGCAGTTACTGCGGTATCGTCTAGATCGATTGTTCCGTTGGTGTAGGTAAGTCCTGTTCCGCCAGTAACGTGACCATCAATAGCAGTTTCTGCCGCAGTTGTGAAGTCATTAACTTGCGATGCAGTAATGTCGATTGTTTGATCTTGTGCAGCAGTCAGACGACCTTGTGCGTCAACTGTGAAAGTTGCAACAGCAGACGCCGACCCATAAGAAGAGGCAGTTACTGTTGTATTGTCAAGATCGATTGTGCCTTCGTTATAGGAAATACCTGTTCCGCCAGATAGATAGTTATCTACTGCATCTTCTACGCGACCAGTTGTGAAGTATTGGTTTGTTGCACCTTCAGCAAGATCGTCGGTGTCGAAAGCAGAAAGATCAGTACCACCATCGGTGAACGAAATTACACCAGTCGCTGAGTCGTATGATAGGTCACCCGAAACGCTGATAGAATCTCTTGCTCTTTCTTGAGTGAAGTATTGGTTTGTTGAACCTTCGCTTAGATCGTCTGTGTCGTGGTTGCTGATATCGCTAACAGTACCAGTAACGGTTGCAGTGATTGTTCCTGCCGAGAAGTTACCCGAAGCATCACGCTTTACGATTGTCGATGCAGTATTTGCATCGGTTGCTGCGTCTACGGCAGCAGTAAATTTCTTACCACCAACAGCATGAATTGCGGCAGATCCGCCTTCCATTGATTCGATATACAGAACAGCATTAGCACCGTTGCCAGATGCGTCCTGTGCATATGCCATTTCGCCTTCTAGGAGGGCAGATGTTGATGGAGCAGCTGAACCTGAACTTCTTTTAATTTGAATAATTGTTGACATTTAGACTATTCCTTCTTGGTTGTCTTATTTAATACGTTCCACCGTCTATATTATCTAATATCACCTCAGATGCAGGGTTTGCTGCTTCCCATTTTTTTGTCGTTGAATTGTATATCAATGTATAACCATCTTGTAAACCTGTTGCATCGACATCAGCAATAGTCTCTAACTTTGCTGCTGCCTTTCTGCTTACTATATTTGTATTTATAGGATTTGTGTTTCCTACTACAACTTTAAGTGTCATTATTTTGTTACCTCTGGATTAATTACAACGATTCCCTCAAGAACTCGTAGCGTTTCGCCTTCGCCTGTAATTTCGATATCATAAACATACCTCCCTGCTTTTATTGCTGAGGTTTGCACCGCAGTCAAGGATATGGTAACTTCACCTTCTTCTGGTAAAGAAATTTCTGCAGTAAAATTAATAGCAGTATTGGTATAATACGATCTACGCATTTGTGCCGCTGCAGTATAATCAGTAAGATCTTTTAGATCTCCGTTCTGATCATTTACCGCAAGAGATAAAGAAAAAGTTGTTCCCTGATCAATGTAGATATTTTGAATTTGTGCCATTCGGAACCCTTATAAATTATACGGTAATATTTATAATAAATGAGAATACTATGCAAACGATTTTGATGCTGAAATATGGTGAAAAATATTCTGCTGCGGACGTAAACAGAATAGTAAATGACACTGGTAGGAAGTATACCTACGTATGTTTTACCGACGATCCGACAGGATTAGATCCAATTGTTGTTGCTTGGCCGTTACCAGATGATATAGAAGGTCATTGGTATAAGATTTGGATGTTCAGTCAACGTGGATTTGGTGATGTTCTTTATCTGGATTTAGACATTCGTATTCAAAATAATATTGATCATCTATGGAATTACCTTGACATTCACCCAACAATCGCGTATACTTATTGGAAGAATAAAGAGTTTCCTGATCATGTCGGAGAGACTCATGGTATGCGCTACTTGAGTAACTACAACTCAAGTGTGATGATGTGGAAAGATGGAACTGTCAAACATATATGGGAACACTTCGAGCGCGACTCTGATTACTACATGGTTAAATACTTTGGTGATGATAGATTTTTGTGGCACGAAGATTTTAGATTTAATTACTTTCCGAAAGGTGAGATATATTCGTTCGTATATGGCGCAGACTATTATGGCATAGATGATCACAATGAATCTTTCTGGTATAGACCAAGTTATACCATAGCATTATTAAATGGATTAGATCAGTTTCCTGGAGCAGATAAAGAATATGATGAACTTCGTATGCATTAAGTGGGGTGATAAGTATCCCGCCAAATATGTGAATAATCTTTACAACATGGTAAAGAAGAACTACCCCAACCTGTTCACATTTACATGTTATACTGATGATACCGATGGTTTAATTTGCGATACTGCACCAATACCAGACGATGGTATTCTACATCCGAAATATTGGTTTGGTAAAGAAACCTTCTGTTTCGATCGAGCAAAGTTCTTAGTATTCAACTCACACAACTGGTTAGGATATGAAGGCAACTGGTGCTACTTAGATCTTGATGTAGTAATCCAAGAAGATATATCTGACATAGAAGAACTTGCGCAGAAACCTCGTATCATTCAATGCCGTTGGCAACCAGAATCTCAGAAACACGACAGATTGTTTATTGAGATTCGCGGAACTTTTTTTAACTCCAGTATGATGCTTTGGCCTGGAAAATCATGCGAACACATTTACAGAGATGTTTTAAGTAATTCAGAATCCGTATTCAAAACTTTCTTTAAGGGAAGTGACAACTATCATTACTGGAGGCAGAGAGATTTCTGGAAAGATATTCCAGGTGGTTGGATTTATTCTTGGAATCGAGGCAAGCATCATCCCGACGATGTCAAACGATTTAAGTTTCGACCAGATGCTAAGATCTGTTTGTTCAACACAGACAATGTTCCACATCCATCCGCCAGAGAACAGGAAGAATTATCTGACTGTTTAGACGAAAACATTATTAGATTATGGAACTGCGAATGAGAGTTAATTACGTCTGTTGTAAATGGGGGACGAAATACTCTGCGGAGTTTGTCAATCGTCTTTATCGAATGACAAAGAAACATACTCCAGATAATTTTGAGTTTCACTTCTATTGCTACACAGACAATAGTGAAGGGTTTGACGCTGAAATTAAAGTAATTGACTTTCCAGACATTCCCGACATCCATCCGAAATACTGGTTCGGATCTGAGGATTTTAAATATGGCATGGCACGTTGCTGGGATCGACCAAAGACTTTTATCTTCAATACCCACAACTTCGCAGAAGATAAACCAACTGGCAGATTTGTATTCTTCGATCTGGATGTAATTATTCAGAACGACTTATCGCCAATCATCACCTATGACCTAGAGAATCCTACCAAGTTGCGCTCTTGGTGGCAGGATCCACGTCCCATGAAGTCTCGCAATTTCAAGTTAGCACACGGGGCATATACTAATGGTAGTTGCATGGTGTGGTCGGATGATCAGACAGAGTGCATCTGGCAAGATGTTCTAGAACACCAAGAACGTATTTGGTTCACGTTTACAGATGGAACTGACAACTATCACAGTTGGCGTTGGGGTGACTTTAGTGATACTCCACTTTGGGCACACTTCCCAAGCACATTCGCCTACTCATACAATCGCGGTCGCAACTGGCACGAAGGCG